AGGCAAGGACTTTTCTACACTGGAGGCAAAACGATGGATCTGAGTGGACTGGAACTGACACTGGGAACGCGGATTGAAGTGCTCGAATGCGAACTGCTGCTGAACATGGAGCGGGGGCAGGACGTCGAGCGGTTTGCGGTGGCAATGTTGGGGCTGATGGATGCAGTCCGAAAGGAATTGAAGCGGCGACACAATCGAGACATCACAGTGCGAGTGGTGAAGCACGGGATTGAGATTCTGAACGATCGGGAGGCGGCGGAGTACAATCCGAAGCGATATCGGGACGGGCTGAAAATTGCACGCAGGGCACACAGGCGGCTGTTGTCCGTGAACGTGGCAGCACTGACACCCAAGGAGCGGGTGGAACATGACAGGACGATTGGCAGGCAGGCACAGCAGTTGAGTATGCTGCGACGGGCGACGGATGATCTGCCGGTTCAGCCGGTGGAACGCGACAGGCCAAAGCTGTTTAAGAAAGCATAGTTGAGGCACGGCGAGGCTAGGCCGGGCGCGGCGCGGCGTGGCGCGGCTCGGCGTGGCGAGGCAGGGATTTTGAGACAATACTTGGCCGGGCGGGGCAGGGAAGGGCCGGGCAAGGCACGGTTGGGCAAGGCAGGGATTTTTCGACAAACAACAAACCACCGCAGCACAGCACAAGGTCCGCTGACGGCTGATCCCCGTGGCGAATGATTCGCCGGTGGTTTTTCTGACACATGAAAGGAGGGAACGACGATGCCGAGAACATCAACACGAATCCGCAGACTTGGTGAGCCTGTGCTTGTCCTGATGGACACTGACGACGATTGGCAGCCGGGCACGGTCACACACTGCATTGCAGCAGACCGGGACGCAGACTGGCTGTACGTTATCGAGCTGGAGTCAGGCGAGCGGGTGCGGGTGACCGCCAACCGGATCGGCTATCGGATGCCGAGTAAAGAGGTGGATCCCACACCCGAGGAAATCCGGCAGCGGTGTCTGGAGATACAGGCCGAGTGGCCCGAGCTGGAGCGACTTAAGCGAATGGGCAGCAACGGGAGTCCGGAGGTCGAGGTACAGGAGGTGCACAGGTGCCGAGCGTCATATCTGGGAGGGCTGGACTTTGAGTTCTGAACGACGATGGATTGAGATTCCCGGAACGCCGGTGGCACAGCCAAGACATCGGGTTTCGTCACAAGGCGGATTCGCTCGGGTGTATCTTCCGAAGCGGCACCCGGTGCACGCATACAAGCGGCGCATTGCAGAGGCCACGAAACACTGGCCGGTGTTTGTGGGGCCGGTGGCGGTGCATATTGTGGCCGTGTTGCCGATACCCAAAAGTTGGAGCAAGGCAAAAAAAGCAGAAGCACTGGCCGTCGAGTATCACGCACAAAAACCAGATCCCGACAACATCGGGAAGGCTATACTCGACGCCCTGAGTGAGCATTGGCGTGATGATTGTCAGGTTGCTGATTTGCGCGTCAAAAAGTTGTGGACGAACGAAACTGAGGGATTCACCTTGTTAGAGATTTGGGAGCTAACATGAAACGCACGAAGGCAGCAGTGGCAGCGGTCCCAATGGGCGCACCAAAGCCGGTCAGCAAGGTCAAAAAATTCAGGACAAACAGCGACGGCAACGGCGTGCTGACGCTGGGGCGGAAGGCGCAGGAGTCCGTAATCATCCGGTGCGGTGATGTGACGATTGAGGTGGTTATGGTCGAGATTCGCGGCGACCGGGCACGGCTGGCATTTTCCGCACCTCGAGACGTCGAGATTCTCCGGGCGGAGCTGGATGAAAGGCCAAACCATGATGATTGACCGGCGGTTGGTGGCGCGGCTGCAGGCCATGAAGCCCGGCGAACGGCTGATACTCCCCGCGAGGTATTCATCAGAACTGAACGTGCGGAATCTGCTGGCGGCGGCGGGTGGTGTGCGGGGCTGGAATCTGACTGAGAACGTGGACGCCAGGGGAAAAAGCCGGTGGACAGTAGAGAGGCAGGCACAATGAGCGGGGATAAGTTTGGGGCGTGGTTCGGGGTGCCGGAGACGATGGCACAAGACCGGGAAGACCGCGAGTTTGGCCGGACTGGTCCCGGCAGCCAGTGGGATCCTGGGGAGATGCCGTGGATTCCTCGCCAGAGGATGCACCCGGATCTGGTTCAGCGGCTGCTGCAGGGCAGCAAAACAGAAACGAATCAGCCCACAGTGGGCTGAGGTACGATGGTTGTTTTCAGGAGATGCGAGCGGTGAAGATTACGACAGGCAAAAAACAAGTTCCTCGGCGCGTGATGCTGTATGGCACACACGGGATCGGGAAATCATCCTGGGCTGCACAGGCCCCCGGTGTGCTGTTCTTGAACGTCGAGGACGGGTTGAACGACATCGACTGCGCCCGCACGGATCAGGTGCAGACCTGGGAACAGGTCAACGCGGTTATCATGTGGCTGGCGAACAATAAGCACGAGTTCCGCTGGCTGGCGATTGATTCGGTGGACTGGCTGGAGGCCATCATCCACGCGCAGGTGGCAGCGGACGCCGGAAAGAAGTCGATTGCCGATATTGGCTATGGTGCGGGCTACAAGTCTGCCGTGGTGTATTGGGATAAGCTGCTGACGGGGCTGGATTGGCTGCGAAAAGAGAAGGGAATTGGTATCATTCTGCTGGCACATTGTGCCATCAAAAAACACCAAGACCCGACAGCGGAAAGCTACGACCGATACCAGCCCGCATTGCATGACACGGCATCGGCACTGCTGCAGGAATGGTGCGATGAGGTGCTGTTTGCGTCATATCGGGTGTTTACGAAAAAGGAAGATCAGGGTTTCAACCGCGACCGCGTGATTGCGTCGGGCAACGGCGAGCGGTTTGTCAGGTGTGTCGAGACTCCAACAGCACTGGCCAAAAACAGGCTGGCCATGCCGGAGGAGATTGAATTCAGTTGGGCTGCGTATGCTCAATTTCTGGTGAGTGGTTCTTCAGATGCGAAAGGTTGATTGAGATGGCGAGTTTGCGAGGTATCGACATGTCCGGTGTTGAGGCGGAAACCCCACGGGGAGCACTGCCAGCCGGTGAGTATCAGGCTGTCATCACAGACAGCGAACTGAAGCCGACGAAGAACGGCAGCGGGCAGTTCCTCGAACTGGTGTTGCAGGTTCAGGATGGGTCCGTACAAGGGCCGGAAAATCTGGGATCGGCTTAACCTGTTCAACAGCAACGCGCAGGCGGTCTCAATTGCAAAGCAGCGGCTGAAGGCCATTCAGGATTCTGTGGGTGTCCCGAATCCCGGCGATTCTGTGCAGTTGCACAATAGGCTGCTGACAGTCACGGTCGACGTGCGTGAGTACGAGGGCCGTGAGTCGAACGAGGTCAAGGGCTATGCCGTCAAGCGCAGCAGCGGGCAGCCGATGACACAGACCAGCTATCCAGCCCCCACTGCGGGGCAGATGGCAAATCCGTTCGGCTGATGGGTGTGTGTTGGCGGTATGCAGTCCCGGCAGCAGAAACCCTGCCGGGATTTTTGGCGGGGAGATGCGAGCGATGGAAGCAAGGTGGTATCAGTCAGAAGCAAACGCGGCGGCGTGGCAGTACATCGGCAGCGGTCAGGGGAATCCGCTGATCGTCCTGCCGACTGGAGCGGGAAAATCCATTGTCATTGCACTGCTGATTCGGCAGGCTGTGGAATGGGGACAACGGGTGCTGGTGTTGGCGCATCGGAAAGAGTTGTTGCAGCAGAACGCGGAGAAGATTGAGCGGCTGACGGGGCTGCACGTGGGGCTGAATTCCGCAGGATTGAAACAACGGGACATTGACAGCGCGGTGATCTGCTGCGGGATTCAAAGCGTTTACAGGGACGCGGCGGAGTTTGGTAAACGTGGGCTGGTGGTGATTGATGAGGCGCATTTGATTTCCGACGATGCGGGCAGCATGTACGGGCAGTTTCTGGCGGAGCTGCGGAAGCTGAATTCCCGGATGTTTTGCGTGGGCCTGACCGCGACACCCTACAGGACAAACGAAGGCAGTCTGTGCGGTGATGGTCGGCTGTTCTCCGGGATCTGCTAT